CCAAGTAAAAGAAATCACCGTCACCAACGCTTAACAACGAATAGAGGTTTGCTATGGCGGTGTACACCGTTATTGCACATCAAAGGCTCGACGACTACGGCGTTGTACAAACCTTGACCGATACACCGATCGAACCCGGCCAGTCAATTACGCTGGCCGGGCTAGGTCACGGCCTAAACGGTCCGCACACCGTTTTGTTTTGCCCGCAATACCGTTTCACAGGTGTTGACTCCAACGGCGAATGGCTATACGACGTCACACAACCCGAACAAAATCAGTTACTGTTCTACGACACTGGCGATGATCTCCAATGGTCAACCGCTGTACCGACCGGGACGTTGACATGGACACAAACGGTTACATGGACAACGCACACCGACATCGCAACCTATCTCGGTATTACTGTTGCAACTTCCGGTGAAACCACGTTTTTGACGTCATGCGCGGCAGCGGCCAACGAGTTTATTTATCGTCGGCGCATTGAGTCTGGCTACCTACAAGACTCTTTGACGACAGCGCCAAGCAACGACGTAAAACTGGGCACGATCATGTACGGCGCAGCTCTTTACCGGCAACGCGGCTCAATCGACACATTCGCAGGGTTCGACGGAATGAGTACCGCACCGATCACCGGGCTATCACCGATGATTAAACAACTCGTCGGCATTGACCGCCCACAGGTCGCCTAATGTCGTGGCCCGACCTATTCAATGAAGGCATCGACGACCTAGCGACCACACTCGCGACGATTTCGGGGCTACGCGTCGTCACCAACCCCAAAGACATCAACCCGCCTTGTGTGTTCATCAACGCGCCGTCAATTGACGCATGGAACTACAACATTGCCCGCATGGAAGTCCCCGTTGACGTTGTCACGCTCGGCCCGGCATCGCTTGACGCCCTACGAGACATACTTGCGATTGTGGCAAAGCTGCTTGATAAAAACGTCGCGGTGACGTCAGCAACCCCGGCAGTCTTTGAGGTCGGCTCCCAAACGTATGCGTCGTATCGTGTTATCATCCCCATGCAGGTACAAACAGCATGAACGAATACGAGATCATTTCTGAACGGTGCGGCGAACCCGGTCAACCGTTTATTCCCAAACCTGGTGTCAACGTCGACGCGTTGATCCAATTTGGGTTTATCAAGCCAAAATCGAAAACCAAAAAAACAAAGGAAGTAGACGACAATGCCTAGTTCAACCTATTTGTCGAACCCGGTTGTCACCGTCAACTCGGTTTCGTTAACCGACCAATGCACCGCGGCGACTTTTAACCGTCGCTACGACCAGCTTGAAGCAACCGCATTTGGTGACACCGACCGCAAATTCACTAAGGGACTCGAAAACAACGAATTGACGTTGACGCTGTACATGTCGTATGCATCAAACGAGACCTACGCCACGCTTGCGGCACTAGTAGGGACACAGACAACGGTGCGCGTACAGCCCGCCGCGCCACCCGACTCGGCCACAAACCCCGGTTTTATTTTGACCGACTGTTTCCTCGCCGAACTCCCGGTCATTAACGCCACTATGGGCGAACTATCCACGATCGACATCACGTTTGTCGGCGGTGTCTACTCCGTCGACGTCACCCCATAAGGACACACAATGGCTACATCGACCTACCTCGCCGCGGCAACCGTCGTTATCAACACGACACTCGATCTATCCGATCAAGTGCAATCAGTGACGTTCACGCGACGTGTCGACCAATTGGAAAGCACCAGCATGGGCGACGCCGCCCGCCGTTTCGTATCGGGCCTTGGAAACAGCGAATGCACCGTAACGCTGTACCAGTCATACGCCACAAGCGAGACGTATGCGATCCTAAAAGATTTGGTCGGTACGACATGCACCCTCGTTGTCAAACCAACATCGGCGGCAGCATCATCTACTAACCCCGGTTTTACATTGACGGGTGCGTTTCTCGCCGAACTGCCAGTCATTAACGCGACTATGGGCGAATTGTCAACCATTGACGTCACGTTCACCGGCGGCGCATACACCGCTACCGTTTAACCACCCTGAACCCGGCGAAAGGCCCGACATGAAACTCACACTTCGCGTAGACACAGGCGAAGGCCCCTACGAAATCAACACCAACCTTGCGGTCATTGTCGCGTGGGAACGCAAATACCGACGCAAAGCAAGCGACCTCGCACAAGGCATCGGCATGGAAGATTTGGCATACCTTGCCTATGAAGCAAGCAAACGCAACGGGGTCGTCGTTCCAATCGAGTTCGACAAATTCATCGACAAACTCATCACTCTTGACGTTGTAAGCGAGGAACCCGAAAACCCTACCGATCCGGCACCTACCGACACCAACTAGCAGCTCTGTTAGTTGCTATCGGCTGGTGGCCGCATGAGATAGAATTCGACCACGACGACCTAGCAACGGTCGTAAAGATCATTAACGACAGGAACAAACGCCGATGACCGTCTCAACCCAAATCGAGGTAGCCGGACTAAAAGAAGCGTTACGGGAAATCAACCAAATCGACAAAAAAGCACGCCAACAAATCACCCGCGAATTCAAGTCGATTATGAAACCCGTCGTCAACGAGGCAAAACAAAACGTACCGAAAACACCACCAATCAGCGGTTGGGGTCGATCATGGAAAACCCCGTCTGGGTTCCAAATGCTGCCATGGGACGGCAACCCCGCCACAAAACTCGTTGACGTCAAAGTATCCGGCAAACGCCCCCGCGAATACCAAGGTCAAATACGCGATCTCGCGGTTCTTATCGTGCGGTGGCGTGGCGCAGTAAACACACTGTTTGACATGGCACGAGACTCCAAAACCCCGCAAGGCGCCAACATGATTGCCGGTCTTAATAGCCGTGTTGGTCGCGCTAGCCGTGTTATGTGGCCAGCGTATGAAGCAAAAGCAAACGAGGTCGAGGGCGCGTTACGCGACGAAATCGAAAAGGTTATGGCTATGGTCAACCGCAAAATAAATAAAGGCGCGCTCTAATGGCTGTACGCATACCGATTATTACCGATTTTGACGGCAAAGGCATAGAACGCGCCAAAAAAGAGTTTTCACAACTAGAAGGCATCGGCGCAAAAAGCGCGTACGCGATCCGCAAAGCATTTATACCCGCTACCGCCGTTGTAGCCGGACTAGCAAAAGTTGGGTTTGACGCCGTAGAAGCAGCTTTAGCAGATCAAGCAGCGCAAGAAAAATTAGAAGGCCAACTCAAACGAACCACCCGAGCAACGAAAACACAGATCACCGCCACCGGCGATTTTGTTGATCAACTAATGTTTGCCACAAATGTTGCAGACGACGAGTTACGCCCGGCATTGTCAACCCTTGCGACCGCTACAGGCGATCTCACCGACGCTCAAAAACTTCTAAGCCTTGCCGTTGACATTTCAACACAAACTGGCAAACCATTAGAGTCAGTTGCCGCAGCTCTCGGCCGTGCCTACAACGGGCAATACACTGCGCTACAAAAACTTGACCCGTCGTTGCGTGACCTAGTTAAGTCGGGTGCATCAGCCGATGAAGTATTCGGAAGCCTAAACAAAAAATTTGGTGGTGCCGCAGCCGATCAAGTCGGAACTACTACAGGCAAATTTGAAAATATGAAACTTCGCATGGACGAATTAAAAGAGTCAATAGGGCAAACACTCATACCGTTTGTTGAAGGTTTATTACCGTATTTACAAAAATTTGCAGATTGGGCAGAAGAAAACCCCGACAAATTTAAAACTATTGCGGCTGTAATTGGTCTTGTAGCCGGGTCGATTGTTGTGTTAAACGTGGCGTTAGCGGTCAACCCGATCGTGCTACTTGCTGGCGCAATCGTTGGCCTCGCAGCTGTTATGGCGTTGAACTGGCCAAAGGTCAAAAAGTTTTTTGAGGATTTCCGAGCAGAAATCGACAAAACACTCGGCCCGCTTGACGAACTGGTCGGCCTATTTTTTGAGGGCTTCGGCCAAGCACTCGGTATCGGTGACAGCATTTTTCAAGGTTCCGACCCACGGTTTAACGATCCACGCAACCGACCAAAACGCAAAATGGCTACTGGCGGCCTCGTGATGACCCCAACGAGCGCAATTGTGGGTGAGGCAGGGCCAGAGTTAGTGATCCCGCTTGACCGTCTTGGCGACATGGGCGGCGGCAACAATGTTGTGATTAACGTGAACGGCGGCGACCCGAACGCTGTCGTCGACGCGCTACGCACCTACATGCGGCAAAACGGATCAGTACCAATTAGGGTTAGCAACCTGTACTAGCCATGCCAACCGCAAACTACGAGTTCCAGTATTACAGTCAAAGCCTCGCCGCATGGGTTGACGTTGACAACATGCTCGACTACGACGTCAAAATTGGTCGCGATTTCCAGCTAGACACATACCGCGCTGACACTTGCCGAGTCACATTTTGGCTTACAACCGGTGTGTCATTTGCTGGCCCGCAGTACACAGTCAAACCCGGTATGCCAATACGGATTATCGACAAAACCCGCAAAGTAATTTTATTTTCTGGTATTACCCGCGATACACAGGTTGATTACGGCATGCCGTATAACTCGGTGACCGATGTTGGCAATGCTGACCGGTTCACGGTGTACGGCGAAGGTGCGTTAGCCGTGTTTGGGCGTATGTCAGGCGACGGTTATGTCATGGCCGCGGATACGTTGAACGATCAAATTGACACCGCAGAAACACAGTCGGGGGGCACGATTATTGCGCCGTATGATGCCGCCAGTATTTCAATGGGTGGCACAACGGTTAGCGGTACTTGGGGTGATTGGGTGACGCGTGTTGTGTTGACGTTGAATGACCGTATTCGCCAGTTAGAAGATGAGATCGAGATTGTTTCTAAATACGATTTAGAACCGTTGTCGATGTCGTTTGCAACAGTGGACGGCCCGCTATTTCAACGGTATGACCGCATCGAATACGAAAGTTTGGCTGATAACTATTACACGCAGGTCATTGTGCAACCCGAGGGGTTAGGTGAAGCGGTCGCAGAGTTAGGGTCGAAACCGTTTAGGACATACACGGTGAACACGGTCAACGCGTCGGTGGCACAGGCCGAGGATTACGCTGATTATTTGCTGGCCAACTATTCGAGTTTGGCGGCAGGGTTATCTATGATCGGCGCCCGGTCAAGTAATCAGGGCACTAATTTTTATTTGGACAACATGGGCGAGGCTGACGGGGTAACAGATTTTTACACGCAAAGCCTTGTTGGGTATTACACACAGGTCGCGTTTCGCACGTTGAGTACTGACGTCGTAATTGAGGGTTTAACGATTAGCGGCAACCCTGACGAGCAACGGTTCACGTTCCAATTTTCGCAACGCGATCTAAACTCGTATTTGATCCTCGACGACGGCACTTTCGGCACGTTAAATAACAACAAGTTAGGATATTGAGTTATGGCTACGCCCCCGGATTTTTCAGTAGGTCAGGTTTTAACCGCGGCACAAATCAACGCCGTCGGGTTATGGAAAATCACTACCGACACGTTTACAAATGTGGCGTCACGGACGTTAAGCAACATTTTCAGCAGCGATTTTGATCATTACCACATTATTTATTCAGTTAATTCAACTGCAGTAACTAGTGGTCGTGTTTTGACTGTGCAGTTGCGTAACTCTGGCGGTACTTCAGCGACTAACTACATTTCGGGTTTTCGTGTTATAGACGTCAATTTAGCAAACGCAAACTGGGCGACAGGTTTTACGTCTAATACGTTGTTTTATGCTGGCTATTTGGGCGAACCGGGTTTTGCACCTGCGTCGGGTTTCATGAACATTTACAACCCAAACGCCGCAGCAGACACAACACAAACAGGTCAGGCGTTCGGTTTAAGTAGCGGTGTCGCGTATTACAACATGACATTTGGTGGTGTTAATACAAACAACACGGCCTACACCGATCTTGTGTTTGCGCCAACCGGCGACAACATGACGGGCAACATAACTGTCTACGGATATCGAAAATGAGTGACACCGTTCTAGCCGCAATCGTGACGGGCGGATTTGCCGTCGTCGTAGCCGGTATCGGCTACCTTTCGCGCATGACCCGCCGCGACCACGGGCAAACATCGGCCAAACTCGACGAGTTGCTACGCGGTCATGACCGTATTGAGAACAAGATCGACGGGCATATCAACGATCACGCAAAAGGCAACGTATGAACCCCGCCGTCAAGAGTTACCTACGCCATGTTGCGATTGCCCTAACGCCGTTGCTAACCGTCCAAGACTCCGACTGGCGACATTACCTGTTTGCGGTCGCGTTGGCGATCCTCGGGCCGTTCATGCGGGCTATCGACCCGGCCGACAAAGAATTTGGCGTAACCGATGACAACTAGATACCCAGTCAAAAAACCTGTGATACCGCAAACCTGCAAACAGCAAGGGTGCGGCACGATCACAAGCCTGAAAGACTTGCGGGGCGGGCACGGTCAAATGTTCACCCGCGCCGCGACCGACTTCAACCGCATGTATGCCGCAGCTCTTGACGCCGGGTTCGAGTTACAAGTAATCGGGGATTACCGCACACTGGCCCGCATGAAACAACTGTTTTTTGATCGTTACCAACTGGAACCGTCGGGGCGTGTACCGAAAGTCACCCGCCGCTACCAAGGCAAAACGTGGTACCTAAAAAAAGGCAAGTCACCGTGCGCCGCACCACCCGAAGGCACACCACCAAACCAAACCGGTGGCTCGATGCACGGCTACGGCATCGCGGTCGACGTCAACACGCAAGCGGCGCAGCTCTTAGCGTGGCTACGCCGTAACGCCCCTACCTACAACTTCTACTGGCAAGGCCAACCCACACTGCCGAACGGGAAACCAAACCCCGAATGGGAATCATGGCACCTAAATTGGGTTGCACCGACGCCAACCAAAAAAAAGAAGTAACCTAGATCGCAACGAGGTTCCCCTTGTTGGACACGGGCTACCCCGGTTCGGTGCGTTTTTAGCCTTTCTCGCCGGGCCGGGGTACTTGCATTACCGGGCACAATTCCCTACCCTCGTAGATACCCGACAAACGGAAAGGCTAAACCCGTTATGACAGATACACCGTCACTATTCGAC